CCCTCTGGCTCAATGATCTGGACCCCGACTAAGCTGGACCCTACTCGCATGGGCACCAGCATGAGCAAGACCCCGTCCTTTACGTAAATGTTGCCTTGCTCGTCCGGGTATCCCTTGGCTGCGAGGTAGGGATGATGGGCAATCTGGCTTTCGTTAAGCATCCATGCTGCGGTGCGTGCTGCCTCGGCCTGCTTACGCTTGATGTCCTGATCTGCCTGTTGCGCTATGCGCCTGATCTTGTCGAGGTCGATCTTGGCATCGGCATCCGCCTTCCAAACTGCGATCTCAACCATTGTTGCGTGGTTTTGGATGAACCCGTGGTCACCCATGAACTTCACTGCGCCATTTCGGTGAGATGGCTTGTCCTCTGTGGCGTAGCGTTTCCATACGCCAAGGCGTGGCTCATGGTCGATCACAATGCCGTGTAGTCGTGCGAATGAGATGAAGTCCATTACACGGCCCCTTGAATCCGTTTGCCTATCCATGCCACCACTGGCACAGCCCATGAGTTGCCCAGCGCCTTATATCGAGGCCCATCTGGTGACTCATCTTTTTTGCGCCAAGGAATGTTTGTGTAGCCATCAGGAAACCCTTGTAGGCGCTCGCATTCCACTGGCGTCAGGCGACGCACAGCCATAGCCTGAGTCATTACGCCATCATGTCGACCACCTTGACCCCCACGTTGAATAGTTCCTGCCAGATCAATGCTGGCAGTCAATTCTTCTGACCAGCCAATTGGCTGCGCTACCCCTTGAGTAGCATGAGTGTCCACCGTGTATGCCGTGCCATCATCATTCCAGCCCTTGCCGTTCTGGGCTTTTTTCACTGGCCTGACATCTTGCAAAGCGATTGGGTGAACGACGGCAATACTTGCCTGCCCACCACTTGACCCACACCCTAGGCCATGCGTAGTGCCATCTGTGCTGCTAATTGGATCTTGCGTTGGGTGAAAAGCGATGGCCTGCGGCTGCCCCCGACTGTCCATACAATAGGCAGACCCGTCCAGCAAATACTCTTTGCCTTGTGGCCCAGCGTTTGGTGCGCGGCCTATGCAGTGGGGATGAATGCTGATTGGCTGCGCCACTAGGTCGCTTGCACACTTAAAGTCCCTGGCGCTCATTGTGCTGGCGATAGGTTGAGTTCCGTACTCACCGGATGATTGGCGATCAAAAGTCTGCGCCACCATCGCCTCGTCTTCTACTCGCTCGTTACCTGTGCGACTGAAAGGAGGGCCGCTTGTAACTGTGGGGGCAATTGTTTTCCCCTTTTCTCTGCTCGGCGCAGTATCCCGGCGCACGCCGTCGAACTCAAAAAGAACCGCTGCGGGATCGAAGTCTGTTCGAGCACTTGCGACAACGAACACACGACGGCGTCGTTGGGCCACTCCGAAATATTGGGCGTCGAGGACTCGCCACGCGACTGTTCTTTGGGGGCCATACACACAACCTGCGTTCGTCCATTTGTCCCCTGATGGGATGATCGGATCATCTTCCCCGGCAAGTGCGCCAAGAAAGCAGCCGAAGGCGTTGTCTTTTGTTGAGAGGACTCCAGGGACGTTTTCCCAGAAGATGATTCCCGGTGCATCTGATCGAACAGATCGAACATGGTCAATTGCATTTGCGATACCTACAAAAGTGAGTGAAAGATTTCCCCGTGCATCATCAAGGGAGTTGCGAAGACCTGCCACACTAAACGCTTGGCATGGTGTACCACCGCAGAAAACATCTGGCGCTTCTACTTCGCCCGACAGGATGCGTTCTGGTAATGTGGTCATGTCCCCGCAATTGGGAACATCAGGGTAATGGTGTTTAAGTACGGCGCATGGAAAAGGCTCAATCTCAGAAAGCCATGCGGCCTCCCAACCAAGTGGTTTCCAAGCAACCGATGCGGCCTCAATGCCGGAACATACTGATCCAAATCTCATAATTACCTTTTTGTTTTAAGAAACTTAATTAACGCCGCTTTGACCGCCTTGTCAAAGTCTTTCGAGGGTAGGACAGGTGTGTCGGCAAGACCTCTGGGCCAGACGCCAAACTTGTCTTTGTAGGTGTGAGCGGCTCGGCCTGTGCTCCAGCCTCTGTACTTGACCATGTAGTGGCACATTCCATACCAGTCTTGCTTGACGTCCCGGCTTGCGCTGGGGGCCAGCTCCTCCATTTCTCCAGCGACTTCTTGCACGGCGTTCTTTCGCTCGCGTACATGGCCGCAGTTTAGGCAAGTGTCTGAGTTGCTGGGCCACAATGCACTGCACATCGGGCACTTAGCTGCTTCCTTTTCTTTCTTTTCTTTTTCTTTCTTTGCCTTTTCTTTGGCGTCATCCAACTCATGCACGCCGTTGTTGTAGACCTCTTCCCAATCCTCTTGGAAGCGCAAGTAGTTACCTGAATGACAGAGCCAGACCGCATACTCCTTGTCTGCATGGCTGCGCATGAGACGCCCCATTTGCTGGATGTGTGAGGAGAGAGACTTGCTGAATGGCCGTGCCGATATGCCGATCTTCACGTCAGAGCAGTTATGAATCAAAAGTCCTTCACAAGTAAAACTATTTCTTGGTCCGCAGTTGAGTATGTCCCATACTTTCCCTTTGGTTTGTCTGACGGTTGATGAAACCTCTCTATGATCTGTTCGTCGCTCAAACCATAGCCCATCAAATTTCTCAAGGTTTTGTCGGAATACCTGATTTCCGGATATTTGGCGCGAAACAAATGAAAACGCTTTGTATATTTGCTGCGCCGCGTGTGCGAATTGTTTTCTTGCCGCGTTGACCAACGCAAATTCCCGGGCTCGTAGTGACCATCGTTGCCTATTCGATCCAAATGAATGTCGATCGAAATGTTCTCCGGTATTCCAATGTTTAATTGAATCCATTGAGCCGCTAGCCTTGGGCTTCCAAATAGAAAACGAATACCACGTCCGCCATAATCCTGATAAGACGGGTGCAATGGGTTCGTGCATCTGTCTTTCTGCGACTTGCATCGACGAACAAGCCACTGTGGGGCGGCGCAACCCGAACAACCAGCCCACTGGGGAGCATGCAACATTGAAATAAGCGCCAACTCCGAACGGCCACACTTTAGGCACTCGCACATCAATTGCTCTCTGTTTGTCTTCCTGTTGGAAAGATAGACCAGAGGAGAACTGACCTTCATGTTCTTGAAGATTTTTCCCACCATCTCCGGTTTTGATAATGGGGATTCCAAGTCTGGCACACTCACCGAATGAAGTCCATCCTTGGGCTGTTTTAACCTTGTGATCTGACGTTGCCGTGAGGCCGGCATAGGTAATGACATTTTGAATTCCTTTATAAACAACCCCGTCATGGGATACAAATTCAACACCATCCCATATCTTATCCGTTGACAAAACTTTGTCAATGGCAACAAGTCCACGGTCCGTCAAAACGCGAGATCCCTCCAACACACAATCAAAGCCCTTGGTCAAAATATCCGTGGCAATCAGGCCGTGTATCTCCGTATCTGGCCGAGCAAAATCCTCGATCACATCCTGCTTAAACGTGCCGTCATCCTTGTAGCTGATGCTGATGAAGTTGTATCCCTCTTCAGCGAACTTCTTGGACAGGTCAGCGCCGTGAGCTACACCAGCACAGAACACAATGGTCTTGACTGGCTTGCCGTATATCTCGTGGGTTTTCTTGATCCACTCGGAGACAATGTCGCCAGTGATCTGCATACCGCGCTTCTCTGATTCCTTGGAAGACCACTCACCGGCCACCTTCTTGGCACCAGTCATGTCGATCTCTTTGGCGATAAACACGCGCAGTGGTGCCAATACCTTTTGATCGACAAGCTGCTTGGTCGTGACTGTGCTGACCACGTTTGTGTACGTGTCGCCAAGCCCCTTGGTAAAAGGTGTGGCAGACAAGCCAATGACTTTAATCTCTGGGTTGTTCTTGATGAACTCGATGGTCTGCGCACGTTTTGCGTGGCATTCATCAACGATCATCAGGCTCAAGCCGGGGAAGCTGCCGCGCTTTTCAATTGTCTGCGCTGAGCATACTTGGATATGCTCGTATGGCCGATACCGCCAGTGGCCGGACATAAGAACGCCATGCTCAATCTGGTACTTATCAAGGCGCTGACTGGTCTGGTCGGTGAGAATGATCCGGTCAAGAATCATTGCTGCTCGGTTGCCCTTCTTCTTGGCAGCCTCCAGCAAGGCGATTGCCATCTCTGTTTTGCCGCCTCCCGTAGGCGAGTAAAGTATCTGGACGTTGTGACCAGCGGCAAAGCCAGCCCTAAGAGCATCAAGAGTTTCGTCTTGATACCCGCGAAGTTTTAATGACATATGGTTCTCCTGCCGGTACACATGCCCACCGGCTTGGGCAGTTGATTATTGCTCGTACTTCTTGAGTTGACGTTGCTGCGCAGCTACTTGTTTCTTGAGCTGTGCGCACTCGTTTTGAAAGCGATCACGACTGCCCTTGAGGGAGACAATTTCGATCTCTGCGATGCGAAGCTGCTCGGTCAAATTAGAGATCAATTCAGAAGCTGCTTGCTTCTCTTCGTCTGTGCCTTCCATAGCAGAAACTGCGAGCTGTTGCGTTAACTCTGCGTTTTCTTTGGTTAGGGTTTCGATTAGCTCTTCGTGCGCCTTGTAATCAGGGGGTGGAGGGGCTGGCTCTTCTTTCTTAACTGGCGGCTCTTTTTTCGGTTTTGCTGGGCGACCTGCTGGCTTAACCTTGGTCTTTGTCTCGCCGCTTGGCGTGGTGTATTCGATCTTGTCGGGCATCTTGCCGCTTGTGTTGCGCAAGTTGGAAACAAAAGAAACCGAAACGCCAACGTGCTTTGCAATCTCGGTGTTGCTCTTGAGCGACCATTCAAAGTCGTCCAGCAAAATCATCACAGCCTTGCGACGATCAGCGTATGACCTGCGCATCCCGTGCTTGGCATTGACTGCGGTCGAATAGTAAATGGCATCACGGATAGTGCCGTTAATTACTTCGCACTGAATGCTGACCTTGCCTGCACGCTTGTGCCCGTAGTAGCGGTGGTAGCCATCAGCCAAGTAAAAATGCGTGCTATCAAAGAACACGATAACTGGCGGGAACTGATCGCCTGCCTCAATGTCGGTTGCGTATTCCGATACGGTGTCTTCGTTGATTTCTACGCGAGACTGTAGCCGTGGGTCAAGCACCAAGGCCGCGATATTCATTACTTTCATGTGTTTCCTTTTGTCATTGTCCAGCCCAGATAAAACCAGCGCCAGTAGGTTTGGATGTTGTCGTTTGTGTATCGGGTGCCGCTCCATGCGGGGGCGTCCCGTCCTTTGGCCTCAATCAGCGCCTCAAATTTTTGCCTTGCTTCATCCATGCGAATCCTTTTAAAAAAATATGTTGACGATGTTCAGGATTCTACAGTAAACTACACCCAAGTCAACAGTTAGATTGACCATCTTGCTAACAGGCAGGAAAACAAGAACTTTTATTTTTAAAGGAAACCATGATTCGTTTTATAGATGGTGTGTGGGAAGGAATCTTAGTGATGAGTATGACGGCGATGTTTGTGTCCGTCATCCTCTTGTGCGCTTGGATGTATCCGCCACTGCATGAAGTAAAGAAGGTGGACTGC